CCAACGTCTCAATGTATCCTGTAATTCAGGAGTCAATAAAATTCTTTTTCAAATCATTATTGAAAAATCTAACGGAATATTTTCGTTCCCCATCTTCAGTTTTCATCATAGAAACGCCAAGTTCACCTCTCATCACCTTATCAAGAATTTTCTTCATTGACTCAGCTTGACTTTTTCCTCTCACCGCGAAGAGAAATGAAAGTTTGCTGTTCATAATGTTCATTTCACACGTTTCCGCAGTCATAGCCATATTATCGGCATAGTAATTTACAATATCAGAAATACCGCTGTAATCTGGCTGTAATCTGATAATGGAACATTGAGCACCAATTTTAGGCTCTAAAATTCCCGTTAATAAAGGATTCACAATTATAGCGTGCGTGGGATTATAGTAGATATTATATCCTCTCAATCCGCAATGCTGACATATAACACCGAATTTATCTGTATTTACAACTGCCAAATAACCATTTAAAAATAGCGAATATAAAAAATAATTTTTATCCCACGTTTCAGGCAATTCAAACTCAAATACAGACATAACTTTTTCAAGTAAATATTTTTTGAAAAACATAAACATCTGCGTGTTTTTCGTATGAAGAGTTGATGGACTGTAGGAAGAATTAAACAAGTTTATCATTTCATAACTGTATGGCATCATATCACCCCCTTATAAATATTGAACTCCAATATTGCGCGTAAGTGTATCTCTCCGGTTGATTCAGACTTGCTGGTCTCAAATAATTATACATAAACGCATTAGTAAGCGTTTTCAGGTCATAGTTCCCAGTAGCCCATTCACGCCATGTCATATTGTAACTTGAAGTCGGATACCATTCCGGTTCAATACCCCTGTCAGCGTCTCCAACACTCTCCTGATATTCAGCGAATAAAACAGCGCACTGTTTCCGCCGTCCCACCAGTCGTCATGTTTTCCGTATAGAATATCAAGAACTGACAGTAATTTTGTTCCCGGTGTCCACTGTACAAGTCCTCTGCCCGGGCCGTCTGACGTTGTGCCACCGCCTACTTCAATGAGACCAGGATTCATGGTACTTTCCTTTTCCATGTTTCCTAACAACGCCATTCGAGCGGTTGGAGACCAACCTCTCTCCTTAAAATAATTGTTAATATTGGCGGCATTTTGTTGCATTTTGTCTCTTGTAAAATACCCGTTCACAGTATCGGTGACAAGTACATTCCATTTACCGGACGGTAAAGGAATCTCCCCACCGCCACCCCCAGAGCCACCAATGGAAAGACCTATTAATAATGCTGAGTTGTCATTTCTGATGTTTCTATGCATAATAAACGCCCCCTTCTAACAATGATTTAACTTTTGATATCTCATCTGAATAAGCCCCTGTAATATTCATGTCCCCATGTTCTACCAAATAATACCCGGTTCCCAGTGACTTAAAAGTACCACGTTTCATATACGGTCTTCCATTTTCACTGTTGTCCTCGTCAGTGACTGTTAGGAAATATTGAAAAAATGATATCCAACCGTCAGTTCCTATAGTTGAGCCGTTAGACCCTTTTGACGACACTGTAGGAAGAAACTCATTTACAGCGTTCCCGATATATCCAACTCCTTTCATGAGTTGAACGGAAGCAATACTACCGAGTGCGGCTACAGATGATATTACACCCTCAAGAGGATTGTTTCTAGCTTCATTTATTTGAACAGGAACGCCATACATGCCAGAACTATAGCCAAGTAGTGCATTATTATTAGTAAACGAAATGTCGTATACTCCTGTTCTGGGGTCTATTCGGAAATCGACATTAATTGGAGAGTTAATATTTATTTTATTGGTGTCAATTTGCATCACGCCAAACAGTCTCGATGCTATTTCCAACCTGTGATATGCACCATGATTTAGATAATCACCTCTATAAGCCTGTGGATGACTTGATAATGTCACACTCCGTTGTAGTTTGTATGCTAAAAGTGCATTCAATTTTGTACACACCGCAGGAATTTTCCAATATCCTAACGGAAGTTCTGACACTTCTGTTCCGCCGGGTATACCGAAAGGCATCCACATACAATTTGACACGTATTGGAACGGGTTCATAACAATTTTAACAATGGAATCTTTTATTCCCGATTCTTTGATATCAGCCCAATCTATGTCACCGAATGCTTTCTGGCAGAACGTTGTGAAATCTGTTACTTGAAATTGATAATATTCTAATGCACCCTCTTGACCTACTACTGTCAGTATAATGAACCCTGTTATCCAACCTGTGCTCGCACCTTCTGGCAGTACGCTAATTTCTTGTGCCTTTTTTGTGTAACCGGATTTTGCGGGGTAAAAATTATCTATTACAGAACCATCAAAAGTGGCACTACTTCGTAAAATGTAAAATTCTTCTTCTATGATTTTACTTTTGAAGCTGGCTAAAACATCACACTCTAATGAGCAAATCCATAGACCCTCTTCAAACGTCCAGTCTTTTACAAAATAATATCTGTTAAACTCTTCAATATAACAGTAATTCAAATTAGTTGGATTCCCAGAAGCATCGTTATATTGTACGCTCAGCGTTGGACTTGAAATAGAAGAGGGGCTACGTAAAGCCCCTGTTCTAGTCACAACAGCAGAAGAATCCGGAGGAACCCATGTAGAATTTTTACGTTTTCCTACATTGTAAAAATGAACTCTCATACTGTCACCGCCTTATTAATCTAATAAGAACACAACTCCATTTTCGGTGAAGTCGTTGTAGTATCTGTCGTTGAAATGCCAGAAAATGTTACTGTATCCGCCCCTTGCATTAAACGGTGACGGTGCCGACCATTCACCGTAAGTTGTAATGCCGACTGCTTCCTCGTCAAATAACACGCCGAAAATGTTAGAAGTAGCTGTGCCTTCAGTGTCGGAAACAACGTCTCCTGTTGCGTCCATGTATGACGCTTTTACGTTAATACCGTCTGGACTGTCAATATTCTGCCAGAAACCTACTTTCTCATGGTCTGCCATTTTCAAGTAACTGTCGTTAAAGATAGATGTCATAACACTGGCATCAATATTGTTAAGTTCTTCAGAATATAGATACAGTTTCTGTTTGTTGTAAGGTGTATGTCTTGAAATCTCTTTTCCTGTCACGTTAATATGAAACTTCTGTGTTCTTTCAGTCATCCAATCTGACACTGTTTTAATGTACCCAGTAGCCCATTTCATGAACGGAACAAAGTTTTCTGGCTGTTTTACCGTGTCAGCTGTAAGAGTGGTTCCTGCGACATCGTTATATTTTGTTACAAGATGAATAACATTTGCGGTGTCGCCTTTCACTTTACCACCAATAAAGTTGGCGAGTGTCATTCTTGCTGTTGCTTCATGTGCCTGTTCAATTAAATCAGACGCGTTTGTCATAATCATAGTGACAAACCTCTGAAACTCCTGTTCATTTTGTAACGCAACGTTTAACTGGTCTCTAAATAGAGTAACCTGTCTCTGATATACATTCTGACCGTAAAAATTTGTCTGAAGTACTTTCGGAATGGCAACTACTTGATCATCCACACTTGTTCCGTCTGTTAAGTCGTACCGGTCATCCTTATTCCAATCAGAATCTGCGATATTGAGTTTTCTTACATGATTTCCAAACCTTATGTTATCCTGATATAAACCCTTAAACTTTCTTGAATAAGGTCTGATAGAAAAAATAGTTCTACTGAGAACCTGAGAAATTGCATTTAATAACGGGTCTATTCCTAGCTCTAGTGCTGTAGTGGCAACTGAAGTAAAATCACTTGTTGCAATCGCACTAACTGTGTTTTTTCCTGTTGCCTGATTTACAATTTCATTCAAAATAGCAGCTGAATTAAAGTTCGCTACGTTAGGTGTACCCGGTGTTAATTTAATAGTTGTCCCCATAAAATCACTCCTTTACTGGTGGATTAATAATTGAAGCTAACATATCTTCTGTTGTCGGCGGTTCGGGAATCTGGGAATTACTCAGGTTTCCAACCTGAATCAATTTGGTAATCTCATCTAATCGGTTGTCCAGAACACCCATACGCTGATTGAAAACATCCTGTGCCGGAACCGGCGCTGATACTGGTGCTGATGCCGGTGCTGATGTCGGTGTTGGTGTCTGAATCGGCGCCGGTGCTGATACTGTACCTGCAATTTTAATAATGTCCTGTTTGCTGAATCCTGCCCCTGCGAGGGCTATGATATCATTGATTTTCATGTATTATCACTCCTTTTTGTTAAATATTTTTTATTACAGAAACCTGCGTAAATCTTTCCGCTGTCTGAGTATTCACAAAGATACCATTCCATGGTTATATCTGTAAACCCGTAACAGAAGATGGTACGTCCTTTGGGCATTTCCACGATTATATCCGCGTTTGTATCTGGCTTATCACGCAACAACAGAGGGGAACTCTTTGTATTTATTTTATATTCGCCATACACGTCTCGGTCTGGGATAATGTCAATCATTCCGTACTGTTCTTCAATATTGGGGTCTAGTAGTATTTTAGCACCTAACGGCATCGTATCACTCCTTTGCGTCCAGTTTGTCTGCTAGTTTCTGAATTGCCATTGTATTATTGTTTAAAACTTCTGTGAGGTTGTTTATTTCTTCTCTATGATTTTCAGTTTCTTTGTACCATAAATAAAAGGTTACTGCTAGGCACGCCACCGGAACTCCCAGAGAACTGAATAACTGACTTATTGCCTGAATCCACTCCATATTGCCACTTCCTCTCTTTTGAATTGAGGGAAAGTGCTGAGAGCCAACCAAACTCATGTACACGGGTTCCGCCCGTTGGTTTTTGTACCACTTTCCCTACAATTGCATCATATCACATCTTGAAATAGTTGTCAAGTAGATATTTTGATTCTATATCAGAAAAACTGACTAGTCCATCTAAGTACATCCCCCAGACCCATATAAACTTATGCCGGAAAGCTGCCAGGTCTCTTGTTGATGTAGAATACGTAATCTGAGGTGAACCCTGTAGGTGCTGTGTAATATACAGTTTTTCCTTGCTTTTGTGCGTGTATATGGTTATTTCTCCAACTGTCACAATGGGGACGTACTCATTTATGGGTTCGGATTTAATGTCCGAATAGTCCTCAGCGTAGAAATCATTCTGAATTGACATCTTGTAAAAATCACTGTCTTTACCAACCATTCTGTATACAGCTGTCTCAGATTTTGCCTGTGAAATTGGAGAGTTGGCTAAATTTATGAGGATGATACCCCTGTCAGGTAGATAGCTAAATTCCTGTCCTGTTTTATGCATATCGGTAACTTTGTGGATTAAACCTAGTTTTGCGAATATGTCGCAGTTCGCATTTTCGCTGTTAGATGCGCACACGAGTTGTAAAGGTTTATCTCCCATAAGTTCTCGGTTTCGGTTTATAGTTTCATATCCATTTAAGAGAGCGATTGTAGCGTTTTTTAACTGTGGTTCTGTCTTTTCCGGAATAAATTCGTCATAAAACATCAACTCAACGTCAGCTGCTCCGAAACCTCGTAAATTAGATATTGTGCCAAGTGCGGCGGAGTAGCCCAATGGTTCTCCTGTGTTCGTGTATTTTTTCGTTTTTTCGTCAAAACTTGTGTCATAAAAACCAGAATACATTTTATTAATTGATGATGGCGTAATACGTCTGTTACAGTCTGTGTTGTATTGTTTAAACGGATTGAATTGCGGTGTACGTATCATATCTATTTGAGTTTGACGGGTTCGAAGGTAGATGAATTTTTTATTATTTTCTACAGCGTGTTTCAAAATACCATACGTTTTTCCCGTTCCTCTACCGCCCCATATAAATATGAAAGGGCATCCTGTTTCCAAGATACCCTTTATATTCACATAACCATTACTGTCATACAGTTCAGGCTTTTTCATTTCACATATCCCGCAACAAGAAAGTTTCTTCCACGCTGAGATTTTTTGAAAGATACAGATACTTTTCGGAAGTCCTCACCACATTTTTCTGCCATTGTGATAATACGCTCAAAAGCCTGAATGAATGAGGTTGAGGTTGTCACGTAAACGTTGTGTGTTTCCGCTTCCTCGATTGACAGAGTTTTCACTACTTCACCCTTTGAGTTTTCATCTTCCACAATAGCGTAGTGAACGAACTCTACAGTTGTTCCGGCAGTGTCGGAAAGACGAATTCTGTTCTCGTCTTCGAACATTGCGAACATTAACTCCATTGTGTACTCGTTTTCCTGAATGTTTGTTTTAATAATTTTCATGTTATTTTCTCCTTTTTTCTTTTTATGCTGTTTTACCCACAGCTGGGAGTTGTTTCGGATTGCGACATGTTTGGTTCTTACTCTACTTTTCCGTAGTGTACAAATTCGGCTTCTGTCATGGATGCTTTTACTACTTCAGTATCCATGGAAACTTTTACAGCTTTTACTCCTGTCTCAGCTTCATAAGATTTTTTAATCTTTGTAGCTGTTACGTTTGCACCGTAGTAGGTCTTTTCTACAGACTGTCCGTTTTCGTCTGTAATCTTTGCTGTTACTTTTTCAATGCTTCTTGTAATCATGTTTTTCAACTCCTTCTATTTTGTCTTGTTTTTTTATTACAAGTATATAATAGCATATGTGAACGTGTATGTCAAGCCTTTTCTTTGGTATTTTTTAAAAAATCATGCCACAAATCAACGCTATTGAGAACATTTAAATAATCCATCGTAAGACCAACGGTGTATTCAGAGGGGCGTATAACTACATTTCTGGTGATGTATACGCTTTTATTTGGATTATCTGGTCAGGGCTGTAATACCCATAATCTGAATCATTATAAACAGATTCCGTGCCACCCGCTTCCCGAAACGTAGTTCCGATTTTCAAAGCTTCCAAACCACCCATCTTCCTCAATTCTTCCGCACCTTTTTTCTTTCCTACGCCTGCTATCGTGATTTCAAGTTTGCCGTTTTTTTCTTGAGCATATTTTTTTGCCCCTAAGGTTATAAATCTGTCGGATGTACCTTCATACTCGTATACGCCAAGATAATGTTCCACTCCTTTTGGGTCTGTAGCATGACCGCCATTTTCTATGGAATCCTCTTTTAATCGGATATTTAATTCATCAAATTTTTCTTTGATTTCAGGATATCGTTCCGTTATCAATATTTTGCACGAATCTGTGTCACAATAAACAAAATCCTCGCCTGCAATGTTTACGGCAAGCTTAAGTCTCTGCCTGGCGTGCGCGGTTACCCAACAGCCCCACGCATAAAGCATAAACGCTCTTTTGTTGTATTTAGCCAACTTTTCCCCTGTATCCCCGTCCTCAACTGAAAATGGTTTTTCGGTGTTACTGTAGATGATATCAGGCTTAACAGGGTTCTGTGCGGACATGCCGTATAGTGAGTTTATCAGTTCTTTTGCCAAAGCGTACTCAATCTCTTTTCCCTCTACACCTTTTAAAGACGTTTTATCTGTGAATAATCGTTTTACCAATTCTCTTAAAGACTCCGGGAGATACTCGTACCCTGCCGTGTAAAAATCAGTGAATTCAACTTCATCCCATACGTATTCACTTTTCACAATCCTGAAATCAATGTCATTCAGTGTGCACGAATATTCATCCGCTGAAAGTAAACGACCATTATCCCAAACTGATTCCTTGCTTATGCAATAACCCTTGTCTTTTGTCAAATAAGGTGCACCGTAATAAACATCTTTTTGTCTGATGTTCCGGAAATGAAACCGCCCCACATAAGCTTTGTGAAATTTTGTCCATCTGTCAATGTCCTCTATACCGCAATTTCCCTGTCGCACAAATTTTGTCATTGGGAACTTACAGTTGAGCATAACGTCTGGGTAAGAACTTGCCCTGTCGAATGACGCAACGTTGCTAAGTATTTTTCCAACGTGATATCTGTTTGCGTGGGTATCACCGCCCCTGAATTCTTCTCTAAGAAGTGTGTATAGGCTTGTATCACACATCATGCTGTGCAGTTTTTTATAATTGTACTGTTTCATAGCTTGCCTTGCTTCTCGCCTGACGTAACCTGTAGATGTTAATGGTAGAGTGTATAGAGTATCGTTATTATCCATCAATCGTTTATGCATTGCCTGTAATAATCCTATTACATCGTTACACCCGTATTCAATTTCCCTAGTTGATAATTCCGTCCATGGGTAACGTCGTTTATCATAATCAAAATCTTTCAGCTTCTGATTCTGCACACCACTGTCACTCAGAAACTTGTCAAGACTCTTGTGCGTTTGCATATATGAGCAGCGAAACTCTAAATTTCCTTGCATATGATTTCCTGCCCTGATTCTGAGTATTTTCCTTGGTTTGAGCGAAAACACCTCCTCCGGATTTATTTCTATGTGTGAGCGCAGAAACTGAAACTCATATGATAAGTTGTGTACAAATACCATTGAGATAAGATGCTCATCCTCAATTCCTGTGAACAGTTCTTCAAGTTCGTTCCAATCTCTTCCGTAGACGCATATTATTTCATTACCGTCAAGCAATACTGCAAACTGCCATAAATACATGATGCTCTGTTCAATTTCCGGAAGTCGTGTAGTTTCGATATCAAAAGCGCATATGCAATTTCTGTATGACTGTTTTGCAAAGCGTTGTTTTCCTCTCATGTTAGGTGTTCTATATATCTGCTGTATTCTACGTATCAATTCGTCTCTTTGCTTTTTGCCATTCCCTATACTGATTGAGTAATTCATCACCAGATTTTCCACCTCTATCAATAAACAACTCTAGTGCCTTTGTGCTGTCATATACTCGCCCAAGTGAATAATCCCGAACAGATTCCATGAACTCACCAAACTCGTTAAGTTCTTTATAAGTCTTAAATTTAATCCCCAACTTTTCAAGTTTTGCCATTTTTCGTTTGGCAATTCTCCTTTGCCCTGATACACTGTATAAATCAGATTTCTCAGCCTGTTCTAATGCTGTCATTGCGCCCCGTCTCTGACGGGCGGTTTTTATCTGGCTTTCGGGTGGCAATTGCTGTAGCATGTATTGTATATTACTCTTTGCGCCCATGCCGAAATTTTTGTTTTGCGCTAAGACTTTAAGCTTTCTTATAACTTTAGTACGGCGTTTTGCATAATCTGTCATCATGCCACTGCTCACTCTCCCTTTCCTCTCGTTCTACATCGTGAATATGTTTCACGTGAAACATTATCGCAGAACGATTCAGTATTTGTGCTTTGCTCAAGTTGTTATGTTTTGCCAACTTCTTTACTTCTCTAAAAGCTTTATCTGTGAGGTACACACTTGTGTCATATTTTGGTGTAACCCGACTGGGCGTGAATTGAAATCCCGAACCACCGAACTCAAGAACTGAATACACAGCGTGCTCTAAATATTCGCTCACTGTTGTCCCGTATTCTTCTGCCCAGTTGTATATTCTCATATCTAATCGTACTGATAATTTTCTCAATGTTTTTTCAACTCCTTTCTTTGCTCTCGTTTTCTTCTGAGTTTTTCTTTTCTCCTTTTCTCTCTTCCCATTTCATCTGTCGTACCAAGGATGTATCCTGACACAAACATCATGATTAAAGCTATAGACACGTAAATTATATCACTTGTGGTTGTTGCTATCATTTTCTGACCCTCCGAAAAATATAATATCCGTCAATATCTACGATTGTTTTGACTTCACTATATTTCATATACTTCCCGTGTGTATGCAAATCGTTACCATCCGAGAAATACATCAATTCCTGTTCCAACAGCACTAAATCACGAACACTTATTTTAAGACCATTTATAAAAACAGTTTTCCCAAAATATCCTTTTTTAATATTCTGAAATAGCTCTTTCAAATCATGGTTGGGAACGATAACTAAACTGTGAATGCCCTCGTATTTGATTTCAAGACTGCGACCGTAAAACTCTATACCGGTTTCCCCTAAATCCGCATCCCAACCTTCAAATGTGATAAAATCATTAATTTTGACCAACACGTCATTGGTTTCGGTAATTATTTTAAGCTCTTCTAACTCCTTAACAGGCTCAATAGGTATTATGTGCGTATCTTCAATTCTTGACGCGCCGTTATATATCGGTGCATTGTAGCGTATAGACCCGTCTGAAAACCTGTGAAACCCATACTTGCCATTTTTGTTCATGTACTCGTCAAGCTTCTGAGTGTTCCTTTTTATTAATTCGATTGTATCTGTCATTTTATGCTCCTTTCCCCCGTATGCCGATAGGTCAGCAGTTTATTTTAGTATTTTATAACCCAATCTGTAACATCTGATAAAAGATACTTGCCATAATTTTTCCACTGTTTCTGTCGAATATAAACAGTGAATGTGCGTTGTCATCAAAACACAGTTTAACTGAATCATAAAAGAAACAAACGTTATTTATGAAAATACTTGAGCATTTTCTATTGTTTACCATTCTAAAACCCTTGTTGCATTTTCTAATCTCTTCGATAAAATCTTTTTTTGTCATTTCAACACTCTCCTTTTCTTGTTGCTATCTCCTTGCTATGATTATATAATACCACATTTATACCGCGTTGTCAATAGTTTTCTATAAATTATACCGCAATTGTTTGTTCGCCTATAGCGCACATCATGTCCGCCGTAGACAAACACATGTGTCCGCGGGGGAAAGACATTTGTCCGTCCACCACGGACTTGAGTATTCC